GTTTAGTCCAGTTTTAGGCACAGTAACAGGCATAGCAGCAGCATACGAAGCAGACTCAGACTGGCCGTTTTTCTTGTACGACGCCGACTCCTCCGCCCAAGTCCTCATCGGCAACTTCTCAGGCGGCGGGAGCCAATTCGTCACCTCCGACGACACCGGCCTGCTCGGAGTCCTCCCCGTCGGCTACACCGGCTCCGGTACCTGTGTCATCACCGCCATCACGGACGGCATCATCACGGGTGCCAGTTGCACCTAAACTCAACACAACCCAAACGGAGACAATCATGCAATTTACGAAAACGATCCTGACCCCAATCTTGGCACTCTCGGCTTTAGCGCTGGCCACTGCCGCATTTGCGCAGACGCCTGTCCCGCCCGTCCAGCGCCCGCCCAACAACGCCGTGCCCCAACGCCCGGCCATCCCCGCGCCTTCGAGCTTCGTCACCGCTCCTCTCCCCGCCCAAGATGTCGTGGTGACTTACCACCTGACCAGCGACCAAGCCACGGCCTTGGAGAAGCGCCGCCGCGATGTCTCGAAACCCACCGCCGACCCGACCTCGGGACTCGAAACGATGCAGCCGATCAACGCAACATTGGCTGCGCAGATCGCCGCCGACGCAGCGCTGTATTTCGGTCAATTGGCAGCGGCGTACCCAAGCACAGCGGTACAGGCGGCACAGCAGGATGCGGCGGCAAAGGCTAAGGCCGCTAAAGATATGGCGGCGGCAGTTGGTCTGGTAAAGGCGAACTGACCGTGCGCCGGGTGGGGAACACCCAGCAGCGGCAGTTCTCCCCACGCTTACGTGCAATGAGCAAAGGCCGCGACAAGCGCAAGCGCGCGAAGGCCAAGCGCGAAAAGCTACAGCAACCCAAACACTGAAATGCTCGTATCCGCCATCATGCCCACGCGCGGGCGCCCCGCGATGTCGCTCACAGCCTTGGACTGCTGGAAGCAGCAGACCTGGCCCGAGAAGGAACTCATTATCCTCGACGATCAGGACGATCCTTCGTTCCTCGTTCCTCCCGGAGAACCCGGCGTCCGGTATTACAAGGGGCCGAAGCTCACCGTGGGAGCCAAGCGCGAGTGGCTGTGCTCGAAAGCGAACGGGGAAGCCATCATTCATTTCGACTCCGACGACTGGAGCGCGCCCGACAGAATCGCTCAGCAGATGGAGTTCCTCAAAACCGGCAAGCCCATGTCCGGCTACCATTCCATTCTGTTCTGGGACATGCGACACTCGGTAGGATATCGCTGGAAAGGCTCGGAAGGATTCACCTGCGGGGCGGGGATGTGTTACACGCGGGACTTCTGGCGCAAGCAGCATTTCCGGGACGTGAAGTTCGGCGAAGACAACGAGATGGTGTACGCGGCGCAAAGATCGGGCGGGGTAGCGACTCTGGATGGTTGCCTGATGCTGACGGCGCGGGCGCACAGCTCGAACACGTCATCGGCGGCGCGCATCGGAAACAACGCCTGGCCCAAGGTGCAGGACGCGGCCTTTAATCCGGCATTCTTCGCGGCTGTGGAATTGGAGATGTTGCGCAAGGAGGCGGCTTGAGCGTCTGGATCTGTGTTCCTTCTATCCGGCCTGGCGGCGGTACACTCCCCGAGTGGAAGGCGCGCGGCTACAAAGTCGCGGTGCTGAGACAGGGCGAGCTGTTCCCGGAAGCGGATGTCACAGTCGGAACCGACAAGTACCTGGGCTGGGCGGAGTCGATCAATCTCACCGTGAAGGTGGTGATGATCCTCGACAAAGAGGCGGAATGGTTCGTAGGCGGGGGAGACGACACACTGCCGGACCCGCTCTTTTCGCCGGGACAGATAGCGGGGCAGTGCTCTGAGTACTTCGGCGGCCGCTGGAATCTGGGTGGCGAGACAGGCAAGCTACGCGAGGGCCTGGAAACCTTCGGCGTCATGCAGCCCACCGGCGACGGATGGAACATCGACAAGATCGCAGGCTCGCCCTGGCTCGGCCGCGAATGGTGCAAGCGCGCGTATCAGGGACATGGACCATTGTTCGCAGGGTACCCGCATAACTGGGCGGACGAGGAACTGCAAGCCGTGGCGACGAAGCTGGGCGTCTTCTGGCAGCGGCCCGACATCACCCAGCGGCACAATCACTGCATGCGCTCGGGAAGCGTGGCGAAGCCGGAATGGTGGGATCGCATCGTAGGTAAGGATTACGGGGTATCGAAGCCCATGTTCGAGCAGCGCAAGGCTGCGGGCTGGCCTGGGCATGAGCCACTGGAGATGGCGGCATGAGGCGCGCCGTCGTCTGTGTCGCCACCGGGGAGCACTACCGCAAGGGGCAGCGGCGCCTGGCGAAAGCGCTGGGAGGTTACGGCGCAAAATACCGGGCGCAGGAAGCAGACCTGTGTTTCTGGGACTTCATCCCGCGCCAGTGGCCCAGCCACGAAGAAAAGCCGTACGCGTTCAAAGCCTACGCGCTGCGTGAAATCGCGAACCGCGGCTACGATCTGCTGCTGTGGTGCGATTCGGCAGTCAAGCCCATCGCGTCCCTTGAGCCTCTCTGGGAGCGCATCGAAAGAGACGGCTACTGGTTCGCGGAGAACGCCTGGTCGAATTACGAGTGGACGGCGGACTCGGCATACCCGGCGCTGTTCCCGGAGTGGTTTCACGCTTACGATAGAACCTCCGCAGCCTATTCGCGCGCCGTGAACAAGACGATCCCCCATGTGATCGCGTGCGCCTTCGGCCTGAACCTGCGCACGCAGACCGGCGAGCAATTTCTAAAAGAGTACTACCGCCTAGCATCGGAGACAAATGCCTTCATGGGGCCGTGGTCCAACCGGAACTACACGGGAAACACACTGCGGCAAAGTGAAGCTCGCACCGCGCCATGTGGACCGCCCGATGTGATCGGACACCGGCATGACCAGACGGCGGCCTCAGTAATTGCATGGCGGCTGGGCATGAAACTGACGCCGGGACACCGGGCGAAACACGGCGATGTGCTGGCCTATCCGGGCTGGTTCGAGAATGGAAAGGTGCCTCCAGGTGTGATGCTGGTGCACGATGGGAGCATGGAATAAGTGGACCGATTCACCAAACTATGCCTGAAGTACCACACGCCCAAGGTGATCATCCCCGAAAACCCTCTGTCGCACAACTACGCGCCAACGTATAACCGGCTGCTGGAAGGACGCGTGGTGAAACGCATCCTCGAAATCGGCCTGGGCTACGCGCATCTTTTCCATGACGATTATCCGCACGCGGGCAGCCTCCTGATCTGGGAAGAACTGTTTCCAGGAGCGGAAATCTTCGGCTTGGATATCCGGCCGGACACCTTGCGGCGATCAATCGCGCGAGACAGGTACGATTTGATTTTCCGCTCGTTGCAAGAAGATTTGCGGAGGGCGGCATCGGTCATCGGCGGCAATCTGGATTTGATCGTAGATGACGGCTCGCATGTGTGGGAGCATCAAAAGCTCACCGCGCGGGTGTTCGTGCCGGAACTTTCCCGGACTGGCGCGTATCTGATCGAAGACGTGAAGCCGCGCGCCAATTACGACGATTTCCCCTTTGACCACGAAGTGATCGAGTGCAGCAAAGGGCGCACGGAAGATGACAGGCTGATTCTGGTCGAGGCGCGGGCATGAGGCTCGAATGCTTGGCGGGGCACACGGTGGATGTGGACCTGCTACCCGCGTATCCGCGCGTGCTAGACGTGGGTTGCCGCGAGGGCGAATTCTGCGGGGAGTTCCGGCGCCACGCGTCCGGGTTGTTCACATGCCTCGAACCGGACCCGGTGACAAAAGGCCGTGCCCTTCCCATCGCACTGACGGGTAGCCCGATGGCCGCCGCTCTCTATGCGAAGTTTCCCGGCGACGGAATGGCTAACCGTCTGGCGTCTGGGCCTGTGCACGGCGCCGAAATGCTGGTGGTCCGCGCCATGCGCATCGAGGCGCTGATGGCCAGCCTGGATATCGAGCATTGGGATGTGGTGAAGCTAGACTGCGAAGGCTCCGAATTCGGCATCCTCGAAAACTGGCCCGGCCCCATCGCGACGCAAATCACCGTCGAATTCCACGATGGCATCGGTATGCTCGGCCCTGATCGGCGTCCGGGCAGCGTCTTCAACGATTCGTATTTTCATACGCTATTTTCCGGCCCGCTGAAAGACTACCGCGTAGTGCAGCACGAACTGACGCCCGTGGGACCGGCGAACACGCTGGGACATTGGGACAGCCTGCTGGTGCTGAGATCGGCCGAGCGCGGCAGATCCGCCGATACTGCCGGCGTCAACAGCGAATCCGCCGAGGAACGCCGGCGCCCCTCGGCAGAATTGGTGGCTGCTTGAAGATCGTCGCCACCATGCCCGTGCGGAACGAGGCCTGGGTGCTGGGCTTGACGCTGCGCGCGGCGCTCATGTGGTGCGACGAAGTGATCGTGCTGGATCACGCGAGCGCGGATGGAACGCGCGATGTCATCACGGAAGTACAGCGCTCGTTTATTGGCCGGGCAGCACCGGACCGGGTCGTTTTTGTCCGTTGGGACGATTCCGCCTGGGATGAGATGGCCCAGCGTCAGTGGATGCTGATGCTGGCCCGCGGCCGCGGCGCTACGCACATCGCCATCCTCGACGCTGACGAGTTGGTGACCGGCAACCTGGTTTCGCAAATGCGCGGCTTGGTCGAGCGCACGCCCGCAAACACGATTCTGGAACTGCCCCAGATCAACGTGCGGGGCAGTATCTCCACCATGCACGCCTCCGGAGTTTGGGCGAGCTGCGCAACGGCGGTAACGTTTCAGGATTCCCCGGCATGCTGCTGGAAAGCGGACGGACACGGCTACGAGCATCACCACCGCGCGCCCTATGGCATCCCGGAGCGAAACATCTGCCGTCCGGTATCCCGTGGAAATGGTGGATTGTTCCACCTGCAAATGCTGGACGAAAAGCGGCTGCGTGCAAAGCAACTGCTGTACTGCCTGAACGATGTGCGGAAGCTGCGCGCGGGGATCGTGGGGCCAGCCGGGAATTCCCCGGAGGCGATCCGGCGATACTACTCCGCGGCGGTCTATGGCGATTTACTGCGCTGCGATCAGACTGACGGCCGCAAGCCGGTTGGAATCTTCGAAACCGCTCCGGTGCCGGCGTCCTGGTGGAATCCGTACACGCATCTGTTCCCGTACCTGCATGCGTCAGAGGAGCCCTGGCAGCTGCCGGAGTCGAGGCGCATCGTAAGCGAGCATCCCGGTATCCTGGAAGGGCTGGACACGTTTGGATTGGAGATGGCATGTTCCGCATCATAATCAAGGAAGGCAAGCCCGAACAAACGATGTTCATGCTCTGCGACAATCCGCGCTGCATGAACGCGGTGACCGGCCCCATCGCTCCGGGCGCGAATAAGCTAGCGGCAACGCAGGAGTTTTTCAACGCTTTCGCCTTGCAGGGGCAATGGCTGATCCAGCCCGAAGGCCACTACTGCCCGGAGCACAAGCATGCGTTTGTAGCGCCGATCCAGCGGAACCTGATTGTTCCCGCCACGGCTATACCGCCCCAGATGCGGGATGGTGGGCACGCATGACCTGCCCCAACTGCGAAAATAAGATCGCTCCCGGCGAGTTGCACAACTGCCTGGGAGGCTCGCTCTATGCGCCGTGGCTGCAGGAAGCCTTGGAAGCGCAAACCGCTGAGCTGAAGCGCATCCGGGAGCTGCTGGAACAGCCGTCGACCATCGTCAATAACGCCGCTGGTGGACGCGAGAACCCCGAGGCGAAGACCCGCGCGGCGAAACGCGAAACGCGCTAACCACCCAGTTTACTTCGGGGTCCTGTCCGTCACAGGTAACGGGCGCGTCGCCATGCGCGGCTAAGGCCGCCTTCAGCTCCTCTATAAACTCGCTGAGAAGTATCCCAGTTGTTTTCGCTGCCATGTCCTCGATTGTAAACACATCTCCGCCCGCATGCGGCCCGCTCTCGCTCGCCGAAGTGAAGGTGATGCTGGGCTATGGACCCTGGGAAGATTCCGACCATGTCACGAGCGCGAACCTGCGCACCCGGCTGAGAGACCTGATCGTCGCGGCGAGAGAGTACTGCGAGACCTTCACCCGGCGCACCTTTATCGCTACCGGCTTTGCGCAGTCGATGGACTCGTTTCCGTACTACACCGACACGCTCATGTCCCAGCAGGCTTACCCGCCTGCCTACTACTCGCTGCCGAGATATTCGACGACGCTCTGGAACTACTCGCAGATGATCAAGCTCTATCCCTCGCCCTTGCTGAGCGTGGAGAACATTCAGTACGTGGACACGAACGGAGATTTGCAGACCCTGCTGCCCGGCACGCCGTCCGATCAAAGCGGAGACTTCGTGGTGGATTTCAAGAGCCAGCCGCCCCGCATTTTCCCCAACTCCGGCCAGAACTGGCCGGCCCTGCTGTACGTGCCGAACGCGGTCACCGTGAATTTCACGGCGGGCTACGGAACGACTCCCGCCTCCGTGCCGGCATCGCTCAAAGTCGCCATGCGCATGCTCATCAAGAAGTGGGACCGGGACGAAGATATGACCGGCAAATCGTGGGAAGCCGTGGACCGCCTGCTGTGGAGCCAGCGCGTCGAAGACTGGGCGCCCACGCGAGGATAATATGCCGAGTCTCTGCGCACTCCAGGACGTGAAAACGTGGCTCGCCATGGGCACGGCTCCCACGACGGACGACACGTTAATCTCGACGCTGATCGGGAACGTCTCGACGGACTTTCTCAACGAGATCCGCCGCCCGGACTTCTACCCGGCGCTGACTTACAACGAGGTGCGGGAAGGCGACGGCGGAGACCTGATGGTCCTGAGACACTGGCCCATCAACTCCATCATCAACGTCTCGCAGATCATCGGCGGAGCTTCGCCACCGTTAACCGGTACCAGTATCGAACAGGCGCAAGAGACCTACACGCTGAACGGCTCGCCTCCGGTGCAGACGCTCCAGGTTAAGAACGCGGCCACGTTCATGTACGACGGGCCGCCTGGTCCGGCAAATTTCACACCCGGCGTGGTGAACGCCATCACCGGACTGCCGCTCGCCTTCGTCTCGCAAGGCACGCTGCAAGCCGGGCAGTATTCGGTGGATGCTTCGACGGGCACGTATCAGTTCTCCATCCCGGACGTGGAGGCCATGATCCAGGTGACCATCACCTACACCTGGTTCAATCTGGGAGGACTGACCGCCATCCCGGAATCGACGAACGACATTGAGCCGGGCTGGTGGATCGATTCGGACGTGGACCCCGAGAGGCGCTACGAGCTGTATCTGGACGGCAAAGTCTTCACGTTCCTCGACGAGCAGGAGTATTCGATCACCTACAATGCCGGGTACCAGACGGTTCCGGCGGACGCGGCCCAGGCCGTGATCGAGTGGACGGCGGTGCGCTACAAAGGCCGCCAGTGGATCGGGGAAACTTCACTCCACATGAACACGGGGGAAAGCGTCTCGACGCCCGAGGTGGAAATTCCTTCATCGGTCAAGCGCGTGATCGAGCGGTATCGCAGATACGATCCGCTGCAAACGCCTCCGGAGCGCGTGCCGCTGCTCGACATGAGCAAAAAGCTGGAGATGGCTAAGGCACGGAAGCGATGAAACCATACTATCGGTATCGAGATCGAAGAGCGGCACTGTGAGATGGCAGCCCTGCGTCTGGAAGCATCAATTACGAAGGTCGCATGATCCTATTCTCGCTCTCCCAAACCTCGATCGACGAATCGATCTCCTACATCGATCACGTCAAGGAACGCATCCTGGTAGGCATCCGCCTGGGCATGCGCGACGGCGTGAGAGGACTGCGGGATGCGGAAGTGGAAGCCTCGGCAGACCATCCTTCCGACCCGCGCAACAAGCCGAACGACTTACTGGCGAACATCCTGGGGCGCGCAGGTAGGGTGATCGAAACCGACACGGAAATCACGGCCATCTACAAGCCTCGGAACGCAGGAAAGCAGCCGCACTACTGGCTCGAATACGGCGTGACGATCCCGGCGGTCGAAGACACCCTCATGGCCATGTCGGTCGAAGGCGGCGTGATCTTCCGCCGAGCGCACAAGGAATTCGCGGAAGCCGCAAAGCCGTTCATCATTGCGACGGGCGAAGGATACCAGGGCGAATTTCTGGAGCACGTGGAGACGCGCGTGGACGAGGCGCTGCATGCCTAGTCAGCTTACCGCCGTCAATGCGGAGCCGATCTATGCGGCGCTGTTCGATCTGCTGGTGAGTCAGCTGCAAGGCTCGCCGCCCACCTTCGCGACGATTGGCCGAAGACACATCGCGCCCAAGTCTCTCACGCCCGTGCAGCAGCCCGCGCTTTTCAGCGTGGGGGTGGGATCGATCGACAATCCGCGGCCCGGAGGCACGCCCGGAAAAGTCACGCTCAAGGCTCTGCTGATCCTCTACGCGTGGAACTCCGCGCTGAACCAGCCGCCCGGCCAAGAAACCGAGTTATCCGAGACCATCATTAACAGCCTGGTCACATCGGTCAGGCAGGCGCTGCTACCCACGTTCCCGAATAATCAGTTTCGCGTGAACCAGCAAACCTTGGGCGGCTTAGTCGAGCACTGCTGGATCGAAGGCGAAGGCGTCGTCGATCCCGGCATCTATGGCCAGCAGGCCGGCGCGCTTCTGCCCGTGCACATTTTAGTCCCCTAGCTTTTCCCCGGCGATTCAGAAACGCCAATCTCAAACACAAAAGGAGCATCACCCCTATGCCGAATTATCAATTCGGAACCGGCCTTCTGTACGGAAACCCGAACGCCGGAAACCAAGCCGCCAATCCCACGCCCTACCTGTTAGGCATCCTGCAGGAAGCCCAGATCGACGTAAAGGGCGACATCAAGAAGCTGTACGGCCAATTCCAGATGGCGCTCGCCTCGGCCCGCGGCAAGATCGACGTGACAGTGAAGGGTAAGTTCGCGACGCAAGACGTGACCTTGCTCAATCAGCTGTACTGGGGCCAGACGCAAACCCCGGGCATCAACCAAATGGCCACCAATGAGCCGTGGACCATCGGCGGAGGATCTCCGCCCACCGCTACCGTCACGGTGGATAATGCCGCCAACTTCCTGATGGACTGGGGCGTCATCAACGCCAACACGGGCCAGCAGTTCACCGCTATCACTTCGGGCACTCCCGCGGTAAGCCAGTACAAGGTGAATTCAACGACTGGCGTCTACACCTTTTCCGCGGCCGACGAAGCGGCCCTCACTCCGGTGTATATCTCCTACACCTGGACCAATGTCTCGCGCGGCGCGACCGTCGCACTGAAGAACCAGTTCATGGGCTACGCTCCCTTGCTGCGCATGTATCTGGTGAATATGTTCCGCAACCAGTATTTCGGCATCGAACTGTACGCGGTCACCATGGGATCGTTCTCCGTCCCGACCAAGATGGAGGATTTCTGGATCTCGGACGTGGATTTCGACGCCACCTGTGACAATACCGGCACGCTGGGCCAGATGTACGCGGACCTCGGATAACGCATGGAAACGAACTACGAAGGCACACCCATTTACATGGCGGGAAAGGTCTGGATCGTTCCGGGCCTTTCCGTCCGCCAGTTCAAGCAGCACTTCCCCATCCTGGCGAAGAGCACGCAGGTGCCGGAAGGCGCGGGCATCGAAGAAGTGTCGCGCGTGCTCAATGCATCGCTCGACGAACGCCTGCCCGTGATCCTGGCGGCCATGCAGCGCAATTATCCAGACCTCAAGCAAGAGGATCTGGAAGACATGCTCGACGCGAGCAACGTGCCCGCGGTCATGCTCGCCATCTCGCGCGGTTCGGGCATGCGCCCCGCCAAGCCGGGGGAATAGAAGCCGGCGCTCAGGAAATCGACTGGGGCCGCGTGTACGGGCGCCTGGTCCGGGCCGCCGGCTGGACGCTCGAATACATCGACCAAATGTCGGTAGCGCGGGCATTCGAGATGCTCGACTACCTCAACGAATATCCGCTGCCCGATGAAATCCTGGCGGCGGTCCACCTGAAGAAGCGCGAGAAATCGCAGGCCGCGCCGCGCTCTCCCAAAGACGCGCTGGCACAGATGCAGTCCATGGCCGGGGAGCTGGGGCCGGGGCTGAAGGGGCAGGCCGTCAAAATGCCGCCGCATCTGAAAGCCATGCTCGACCAGGCGCTCGCGATGCAGGCGAAGCTCAACAGGTCCCTCACTACAGTCCAATAAGACTCCAATTAGACACTCGTGGCTGGCATTCTCCAAATCGGCGCGTCCGTCAATGTGGCGGAGCTGAAAGCGGGATTCGATGACGCCGCGCAACACGTGCGCTCGACGGCCGCCGGCATGTCGGGAGACTTCCAGCGGCTCGCCGCGGAGTCGGAAGCCTCCACTACCGAGATGGCCGCCGGCATGTCGGGAGACTTCCAGCGGCTCGCCGCGGAGTCGGAAGCCTCCACTACCGAGATCGCCTCCAATTGGGTCACCGTGGCGCAGGCCTCGCTCGCTCTCCGATCTGCCCAGGCGGACGTGCGTTCGGCAACCCTGGCAGCCAAGGAAGCCGAGGAAGGCGACACCGCGGCTCTCGCGCGCCTGGCGCTGGCGAAACGAGACGCGGCTATCGCTTCCGAAGCACAGGCTGCCGCGATCAAAGCGGCTACGGTGGGCGCCGTCGAAGAAGAAGAAGTGCTGGGTGCCCTCACGGAGCGGCTGATCGGCACCGCGGAGGCGTCGAAACTTGCCGAGGGTAGCATGGCCGGCTTTGCGGGGATCGCGGGCTTGCTGGGCGGGGGAATCCTGCTGGGCTTGTTCGCGCACTTCGAAGACGCGGTGGCTAAGGATATCCTGGCGCTGCGCAATTTGAGCGACGAGACGCTGATCGACATTCAAACACTCGCGGGATTGAAGGGTGTAGCCGCGCAGCTCGGGGTACCGTTTGAAGCGGTGGAGACCGGGCTGATCCGCATGGCCAAGGCCCAGCAGCTCGCCGTGGAGGGCGGGAAGGGGCAAGTAGAGGCCTTCGCGCGCCTGGGTATCAGCGTTAACGAACTGAAGTCCCTCACGCCCGAGGAGTTATTCTACCGTATCGCGCAGGCCGTGCGCGAAAGCGGGAGCGCCGCGGCCGTCGCCGCTTCAGATGTGGGTATTTTCGGCCGGGGCGGCGCCGCCCTGATTCCGATCTTCCGCCAGGCCGGGGACAATCTCAAGGAAATGATCACCGAGGCCGGCAGGGCTTCGGGGGTGACCCGGGAAGCCGCTGCGGCCGAGGCGGAGTGGACTAAGGGTATGGCGGAACTCAACGAGTGGGTTCACAGCGTAGGCGCGAGCCTGCTCATAGTCCTGGTTCCGGCCATCAAGTACACAGGCTTTGCGTTCGAGGCCCTGGCCACGCTCATACTCACCGTTTTCGAGACCATCGCCACCGGCGCCGTGGCTGCAGGTAAGGGAATCTGGGACGTGGGCGCCATCGTCGCGGATGTGGCCAGCGGAAACATCGCCAAGGCCGCGGCCGATGTCACGAAGCTCCAGAGCGACATGGTCAAGCTCTCCGTCGATTCCGCCAAGGAAATCATGGGGAACTGGAAGGCGCTGGGCTCGGAATGGGACGCGCTGCGCAGTAAGGTTTCCGCTCCGGCCGGCGATAAAGCCGGCGATAAAGGCCCGAACCTTCCCGCGCCGGCGCCCCCCGGCAAACCCGACAAAGACAACACCTTCGATATCGAGGTAAAAGCCACAGAAGCCCACCAGCTCGCTCTCCTCGAAATCGAGCGCAAAGGCTACGAGGAAGAGGCCAAGCTGCGCGGCGATTCGGCCCAGAAGCAGCAGGAACAGATGCTGGCGTTCAACGACCGCGAGCTGCGCATCAAACAGGACGCCATCGCCGAATTGCGCGGACTTCAGGGCGATCAGAACACCCCAGACCGCCAGGCCAGTCTCACCGCGCAAGAAACGGCGGCCGAGGACCGCGCTGCGCTCGAACGCGTCGCGATCAACGCGCGCGCCAATAATCAGGAAGTCCAGGATGGCAAGGAACGGGAACAGGCCTTAGAACGCGTCCTACACCAGTTGACCGAAACCCAGCTGAAAGAAACCGCGGCCCAGAGCGAGCAGGCGCGGAAGCTACTCCAGGAAAAAGAGCAGGATATTCGCGAACAGTTGAGTTTCGAGGAAGAGACCAATAACCGCACGCTCGCGAACGCGCTGAAGCTCGATGATGACCAGTTGAAACATCACCAGGTGAGCGCGCGGCAGTGGCAGGAAGCGGAAATTGCGGCCGTCAACCAATGGGAGCAGCAGGCCCTTGAGATCCTGCAACGCTCGGAACAGGAAGAGATCGCCACCTATGGGCGAGAGACTGCCGCTTACAAGCGGATGAAGGATCAGGAAGTACAGATTGCCCAGCAGGCTGCCGATAAAATCCAGCAGATCGAGCAAAAGAGTGACGATCAGATATCTAAGACGGTAAAGAGCCTCGCCGACAGCATCACCCAAACCATAGAGACCGGACTCAACAGCGTCATCGAAGGCCAGAAGAGCTTTTCGCAGGCGATGGAACAGATGTGGAATGGCCTGGTGATAGACGTTGTCAAATGGATCGAGCAGATCATAGCCAAGGAAATCGAAACGCTGATTCTCTCGGCAATCCTGGGCGCGGCCACTGGCGGCGTTTCGGATATTGCCGGCGGGACGTTTGAAGGGGGAGCGATGAGCGCGGCGGGCTTCGCCTCGGGCGGCATTATCCCGCGCACCGGTTTTGTACTGGCCCATGAGAAGGAAGGCGTACTGCCCCGCCCGCTCACCGAAATGCTGATTAGCGCGGCGAACGACGGAGGAACATCCTCGCAAGGCCCGCGCGGCGGCCACACCTTCCAGGTCAATTATTCCCCCGTCATCAACCACCCGATGAAACGCGAGGATCTAGATGAGCATATGGATTATTTGTTCAGCGGGATGCGCCAGCGCATGAATGCGTTCAACCAATGAGCACCCCTATCTGGCCTTCGAATATCCAGGGACTCGCCTGGACCGTGGTGAAATCTTCCGACTTCCGTTCGCTCGTGCAATTAAGTCCCGCCGAAGACTCCGTCCGCATCGCGCAAACCTATAACCCCATCTGGACCTGGACCCTGATGTACGAGTTCATCTCCGATGGATTTCCGGCACTCTCACCGGGCAGCTACGCGCCCTACACCGATCTGCGGTACTTCCTGGGCTTCATCCTGGCGGCGCAAGGGCAGTTCAACGATATCCTGTTCGACGACTGCCCGTATGGGCAGCTTCCCGGCAGTCCCGGATCTGACGATCACGTCGGGCCTGCCATGACTTCCGCTTCCCCGCCTGAACCAAACACGCAAGCGCAGCTGCAGCTGGTGAGTGACGGCGGCTCGCCTCCTATCTGGTATTCTCCAATCCAGCGGAACATGGGCGGATTGTTCTACGAAGACATCACGGATTTGAACGGTGCGATTTCCGTGTATGCGAACGGAGTCGAGAAGACGGAAGGGACGGATTACACGATCATCGGGCCGGGAGTCGCGATTGCACCGGCAACGCCGCCGGGCTATTCGTGGCGCGGCCTGGTCATTCAGTGGGCCTCGGAACCGACTCCGCCGATCACCGCATCTTTCAAGTTTTACTTCCGCGTGAGACTGGCATCCGATACCACGGATTTCGAACAGTGGATGCAGGAGCTATGGACCATCGGGGGAGAAAACGCGCGGAATGGCACGGGCACGCTGAAGCTCACCAGCTCGCGGCCTCCGGCAGCATGACCTGGTCGCCTCGCCACTTCCGGCGCTGAAGGCCTGCGGTACCGCCTCGCTGGATTCGCCGCCCCCTTGCGCTGGGATCAAGCCGCGCGCGATCACCAGCGTTCGAAGCTCCAAAAACATAATCAGATGCGTCAAGTCATCAACGGATATGGAGCGGACTCGACAGCCGCCACGCTCGCCTACTTGCAGGCGAATAATGTCTTCCGGCTGTGCAATCTCTATCTGATCGGATACCCGGAAGACCCCAACGCACTGTGGCTGACGGATTACGAATCTCCGCTCCAATGGCCCGTCTGGGGCGATGCGCCTTTCCTGAACGCGGCCATCAAGCGCGGCACGGTGAGCACCAAAGTGGGCCTCGCGGTCCAGACGCTTCAGATCACCTGGACACCCAAGAACGCGGCCTACGGCTACACCACAGCGACTTCAAACCCGTGGCAGCTGGCCCAAGCCGGGTACTACGACAATGTGCCAGTGCGCGTGTGGAGCTGCTACATGCCCGCGCCTG